CAAAGAGCATTAACAGAAGACTTATTAAAAGATGTATTACAACTTATGTTTGCTAGTGGTGCAGAGCCTAACATGGCAATCTGTGGACCTGTAAATAAGCAGAAGATTTCTGCTTTCACAGGTAGAACACAAGCTAGACAATTTGTTGATGCAAACACAGTCGAAGCTTCAGTATCAATCTATTCATCTGACTTTGGTGAACTAAAAATCGTTCCATCAAACAGATCAAGAGAAAGATCATTGTTGTTAGTAGACCCAGAGTTTGCAAAAGTGTCATACCTAAGAGATTTCCAAACTATTGATATCTCAACAATAGGTGATGCTGAGACTAAGATGATTATTTGTGAGTACGGATTAGAAGTATCTAATGAAGCTGCTCATGGTGTCGTTGCAGACTTAACAACATCATAAGTTTAGTTAAATAAGCTTTAAGGGAAGTTTCGGCTTCCCTTTTTTTTGTGCTAAAATCTCTACATGGCAAAAACTACATTAATAGATCATAAGGCAGGACTGCAATCTATCTTTGCAACTGAAGATGATAAGGTTGTTTATCATACAAAACAGAATATTCAACCAACTTTAGACTATGTAAAACACTTATCTGAAAATGCACCAGGTAAAGATTTTCGTCATGTAGCAGAAGTACCCATGGTAATATACCAACAAGCAATGCGAGAAGGTTGGGTCAAGGATTCTGCGCAATGGAAAAAATGGTTAAACCATTCTGATAACAAACCCTTTAGGACATGGAAAGGTAAAGTATGACATACGATGAATTAAAAACTAATATTGCAAATTTCTTAAACAGGTCAGATTTAACAGACCAACTTGATTTTTTTATTGATGCAACAGAAGGTGAATTTAACAGAAGATTAAGAACCAAAGACATGATTAAACGTGCTACTGCTACAGCAGATGCACAATATATGTCATTACCAACAGACTGGTTAGAAGCTATCAATGTAGAAATTACATCAAATGATTTTAGACCATTGTTTCAACAGTCTATAGAATCACTAGATGTCTATAGAAAAGCTAATAACAATGTAACTGGTCAACCTATTTATTATGCAATCGTAGATAATTCATTAGAGTTAGCACCTACCCCTGACACAAGTTATACGCTACAATTAACATACTATGGCACTATTGATGCTTTAAGCAGTTCTAATACAACGAACTTTATATCCACAGGATATCCAGATGCTTACTTATATGGTGCTTTAAAACACGCTTCTATCTATCTAATGGAAGATGAAAGAGTGCCGTTATTTACAGCACAATTTGAAAAAGCATTAGAAGAGATGAGAATGGAACAAGAGAAAGCAGAATTTGGCAAAGGATCTCTAATACAAAGAAGAAGAACTTATGGCAAGTCTGGTAAAAAAATGTATTATTGGAATAATAATTAGGAGATAAAATGGCTGGATTTAGTGATTATTTAGAGGATAAAGTATTAGACCATGTATTTGGTGGTAATGCTTATACAGCACCAGGAACATTATATGTTGCTTTATATACTGTAGCACCTACAGATACAGGTGGTGGTACAGAAGTATCAGGCGGTGCTTATGCAAGACAAACCGCTGCATTTACCGTATCTGGTACTAACCCAACTCAAGCAACAAACTCAGCAGCTATTGAATATCCAACAGCTACAGCAGATTATGGTACTGTAGTTGCAGTTGGTATTTTAGACGCTTCATCAAGCGGTAATCTATTAGCTTATGCAAACTTAACAACATCTAAAACTGTAAGTACAGGTGATGTATTCAGATTTGACGCTGGCGATTTAGATATAACATTAGCGTAATATAATGGCCTCAGTAGGCTATGGTTATGGTGGCTACGGGAAGTCTCATTACGGACAACCCGTTTTTCAATTTGGCGATGCTACCATACAATCAACAACAGGTTTTACTGCTGAATCGTCTGTAAAAAGATTTGGTTCAGCAACTATTGCATCAACATCAAACGTCACAGCAGTTGGCGTTGTTATTAAGCTTGGTGCTTCTACCCTAGCACAAACATCTAACTTTACTGGTAACGGCGAAGTCGTTAAATTTGCTGCATCTACTATAAGTGCAGTATCAAACTTTAATGCAATCGGCAGACAAATAGACCGCGGACAGGCAGTTATTAGTGCAGTATCTGGTGCTACAGCTACTGGTAGGCAAATAGATAGAGGTACTGCAACTATATCAGCAACATCTGGATTTACAGCAGTAGGTACACAAATAGATTTAGGATCTGCAACTATAGCAGCTACATCTAGTGTAACCGCAGTACCAACCAAACTAATACCAGGTGCATCAACTATAACCGCAACGAGCGGTATGACTGCTGTTGGTACACAAATAGACCGCGGTGTAGTTATAGGACCAGTTGTATCAAATATGACTGCTACTGGTAGATTTACCATTAGTGCAGCAGCTACATTAGCTGGTGTAAGTGGCTTTGATGCAGACGGTAGACAGATAGACAGAGGTGCATCTGTAATTGCACAAACAAGTGGATTTAATGCTATTGGTAGTCTAAAATGGGAAGATATAATTGTTCCTGATGAAACATGGACAGAACAAGATATAATAGCCGATACCTGGACAAACCAAGCGAATCCAGATACATCATGGACAAATTTACAAACAAGTACAACATGGGAAGATCAATCTAACCCATCGACTACTTGGAATGAATTAGGCGAACAAGACGCAGCTTAAAGGAATTTTTTTATGGCAGATACATTTACAACAAATTTAAACTTAACCAAACCAGAAGTAGGCGCATCTACTGATACTTGGGGAACAAAGCTAAACGCTGACCTTGATACTGTTGATGGTTTATTTAGCGCTACTGGTACTTCAGTAGCCATGAACTTAGACGGAGCTGTAATAGATAGCTCTGTTATTGGTGGCACAACCCCAGCTGCGGGAACATTTACAACACTTACAGCTAATACGTCTATAACAGGCACATTAGCTACAGCAGCTCAGACCAACATAACTAGCGTAGGAACATTATCTAGCCTTACAGTTTCAGGTGATGCAACTTTTGATACATCTACCCTTAAAGTTGATTCTACAAATAATAGAGTTGGAATTGGAACGACTAGTCCTGCTGCAACCTTAGATGTAACAAGTACTGTATCAGATGCAGTATTTTTAAGAAGTTCTAATGCAACAACTTCTAATGTTTATATAACAAACACAAATGCAACTACAGGCAATACTGCTAACTTATATTTTGCACCAGCCAATAATATTGGAGGTTCTTTAATATCATCTATAGCTATAGAAGATTTCTCCTCTAGTGCTAATAGAACTGCTGATTTAGCTTTTTCAACAAGGCTCAATGGAACTATGAGTGAAAGAATGCGTATTGATAGTTCAGGACGATTGGGAATTGGAACAACCTCACCTCAAACAGATTTAAATATTGTAAATACTTCAGGTGCTACATTAGATATTAATACTAATTTAGTAGGTGCTGATTCTAAAATACTATTACACGAAGGTACTTCAGCAAGTCCAGCTAATGGTGCATCTATTAGATATGATGGTGCAAATAACTTATTTAAAATTGGTGTTGGTTCTAGTGTAGATACAACTAGATTAGCAATAGCTAGAGATACAGGCAATGTTGGAATTGGCACCGATAGTCCTGCTAAAACTCTTGAAGTAAATGCAGGAACAAATACTGAAATGAGAATTGGAACAACTACGAATGGTTCTTTACAATTAGGTCATTTTGGTAATGGAACATTCATTGGAACTGACTCAGGAACTCCATCAGCAGCAGATTTAGTACGTTTAGGTACTGGTGGTGCAGAAAGAATGCGTATTGATGCTTCAGGACGATTGGGAATTGGCACGACTAGTCCTTCAAATAAACTTCATGTTGTAGGTGATGTTTTTGCAGAAAGCGGTAGCTTTTATGTTGGCGGTGGCGGTGTTGTAGCTAGTGATAGTACATCAAGAGATTTAAATTTTGCTATAGGAAATACTACTCCTAAAATGACTCTTGACACTTCAGGTAATGTTGGAATTGGACAAAGTAGCCCAGTAACTTTTGGAGCTGGTACAGCAGGACTTACTGTAAATGGCTCGGCTTCCCACGTAACTTGGCAAACTAGCGGAACGAATGTTGCTTTTGCATATACTAATGGTAATGATTTTATCATTGGCTCAGAACAAGCTGGTAGTAACACTATTTTTACTTCCGCAGGTTCACAAAAAATGCGTATTGATTCTTCAGGAAATGTTGGAATTGGAACGAGTAGTCCTTCAGGTAAATTAGAGATAGCAGCAACAGGTACAAATGCTTCTCCACATATAAAATTAACAGAAAGTGGTGACACAAGAGAATTTAATATCTATAACGATGGTTCAGGTAATGCTCACTTAGTTTTAGCTGATACAGACGATACTCCTGATACAGAAATTGTTTTAGCTGATAACGGAGTTTTACAATTTAAAACAGCTAACAGTCTAGCCATGACTATTAATAGCAGTCAAAATGTTGGAATTGGAACGAGTAGTCCTTTTTCTAGTGCAAGATTACAAGTAAATACTGGTACAAACTTAAACCTTGCTGTGCAAACAGGCACAACAGATTCAAGTGGTATGAAAATAAATGCTTTTAACGATGCAGCAAATGCAAACATACCGTTAGAACTTAATGGCTCTATACTGTTACTTAAAACTGGCGAAACAGAAAGGATGCGTATCGATTCTTCAGGTAACGTGTTGGTGGGTACTACTTCTTCAAGTTATGGTACTGTTGATGGTATTGTTATAAATCATTCAGGAGCAAATGTTCAAGCATTAACAACTAATAGTGCAAGTTCATCATCACATTACATTGGCAGATTTTATTCAGGTAGTGGTGAAATAGGAAACATTTATTACAATGGGTCTGCAACAGCCTACAACACATCATCAGATGCTAGACTTAAAGACGTTACAGGAGAAGCTAGAGGTCTTGAAGTAATCAACGAACTCAACCCTGTAGCCTATAACTGGAAAAAATCTGGAAAAGCCGATGAAGGTCTTATAGCTCAAGAAGTAAAAGAGATAGTACCTAATGCTGTATCAGGTTCCGAAGAAGAGATATATCAAATGGATTATAGCAAACTTGTAGTACACCTTGTAAAAGGAATGAAAGAACAACAAGCACAGATTGAAGCCTTACAATCTGAAATTAACTTATTAAAAGGAGAATAAAATGGCAAATACATATACATGGGATTGTAAAACAGTAGATACATATCCAACACACGACAGTCATTCAGACGTTGTTTACAACGTGCATTGGCGATTAAACGCAGAGAGCGATCAACAAGACGCTGAAGGTAATAACTATTCAGCTTCTGTTTATGGTACTCATAGCGTTAATGCAGATGATATATCTAACTTTATACCGTTTGCAGATCTTACCAATGACGTAGTTACTGGTTGGGTTACAACTGGTATGGGTGACGATGAGGTTGCTAATCTTAAATCAGGATTAGACAGCAACATTGACAGTCAAATCAATCCTACATCTGTTACTAAAACTATAGGTTAAACAATGGCACTATTGCCTGTAACTCCGCCAGCTGGCATAGTCAAAAACGGAACTGACTATGCTAACAAAGGTCGTTGGGTTGACGGCAATCTTGTGCGTTTTGAAAACGGATTTCTTAAACCTATTGGTGGTTGGACTAAACTAAGAAACACAGCACTAGACGGTGAGCCTATAGGTATGTATGCCTATAAGGACAATCTTGGTGAATCCATACTAGCTGTAGGTACAAGACAAAAGGTATATGTCTTATACGACAATACTTGGACTGACATAACACCAACAGGCTTTGTAAGTGACGCTGACAACGATCCTCTTGGTTATGGTGCATACCACTATAACGTAGAAGATTATGGCGATGCTAGAAGCCAATCTGGACTACCTCTTGCTTCAGGTCATTTCTCCTTTGATAACTGGGGTGAGGATTTAGTCTTTTGTTTTTCTGGTGATGGTAAAATCTACAAATGGAGGCCTGTTTCAGGCGGTACAGCTGATACCATTGCCACAGTCGTAACAAACGCTCCTACAGGCTGTCAGGCTGTTCTAGTGACTAATGAAAGGCATTTAGTTGCTATTGGTTCTGGTGGAGACCCTAGAAAGGTATCTTGGAGTGATAGAGAAGATAGAAACACTTGGACATCTAAAGCTACCAATACAGCAGGTGATGTACAAATACCTACAGGTGGTCGTGCATTATTAGGTGTTAAATACCAAAACGATGTCATAGTTTTTAGTGATACTGGTATTGATAGAATGAGCTATGTAGGCTCACCCTTTGTTTATGGTATCGCAGCAGCAGGCGCAAACTGTAAAGCTGTAAGTAGAAGATCAGTCGTGCAAACAGGAAACTTTCTTGCGTGGATGGGTGAAAATTCATTCTTTGTTTACGATGGTGTTGTAAGAGAAATAAAATGCGATGTGCATGATTATGTGTATGACAATCTAAACATACAAGGCAGGCAAGCGTGCTGGGGTGGACATAACTCTAACTTTAATGAAATATGGTGGGGTTTTCCTGTAGGTGATGGACAGTACACACCAAACAAATATGTAATCTGGAATTACTTAGAAAACACTTGGTCTATAGGTTCTTTAGATAGAGGCTGTTGGATTGACCAAGGTGCGTTTGATTATCCTATTGCTGGTGATTCAAGTGGTTTTATATACGAACACGAATCAACCACATTATCTAATTCACCAAACTTAAATAGTGATGCACCTTTTTGTACCAGCGGTCCAATAGAGTTAGGTAATGGCGATAACTATGTGCAATGTAATCAGATTATTCCAGATGAAGAAGCAAACACATTACCAGGTGTAACAATAAGTTTTAAAGGTAAGTTTACCCCATTAGGTAGCGAGACAGACTTTGGTAGTTTTACCTTTGAAAGCGATGGATATACCGATGCTAGGTTTACAGCAAGACAAGTACAAATGACTGTAACAGGTAGCACAACACAAGACTTTCAAGTTGGTAATATAAGACTGAACTTAAAACAAAGAGGTAGAAGATAATGGATCTATCCTCACAAAGACAATATATACAACGAAT